GCCATAATGGGTACCTCCTATTTAGATATTGGTATGAACTTTTGGCGCGCGAAAATGTTGTTTGTATTAAGTTTTTTTACCAGTACCGCTTTGCGCCTGTAGTAGTATTGGTAAGTTTATTTCTGCTAGTTGTTGCGGGTTTTTGTAGTGTGACGTAGATCATAGAGCGATTGCCGACGAGGCGCTGGAATGTGACGAAAACCTGGGCGGCCTAAGCTCCGGCAAGGGCTGAAACCATCAGCCCACCAGCACCCCGCCCAAGCCCCTGCAAGGCTTGGGCTTTGTCGTATATGATATGGGCGATCGTCGGCTTACCAGTGGTATTAATCACATCCCAATCAGACTGTGACGCGTTCCACTCTAAACCGAGAATATCCCATCGTGAATAATCGGCGCCCACCATAGTTGATGGGTACAGCATGCAATTCACACGGTAGCCGCGTGCCCTAGCGCGCTCAGCGCTACTAGCCTCGGCAAAGCACTTCCACACTACACGGTTAGCGGCATTGGGAATCAGCTTTTCCAGTGTTTCAAAAAGCGCCTTCTCCGAAGCTAGATCATCACGGCTATTATTAGCCTTAGATGAAGTGGCCTTATGATCTATGAAAATAATCACATCATCAGGCAACCGTGAAACCATGTCCTCAATCCTGATAAATTTGCCGCCTGGCTGGTCGAGTGTCTGTATTGTTGCCCAAGGCGTGTTCCAAATCTCATGCCGCACCCCAGCTGTGCGTTCGGTAGTCCAATCATGAGAACCGATGAAAATGCCGTCTGAAGTGCGGTAAGTTGAAAACTCAACCGCTTTAAACCCGGCATTAAGCGCAGCATCAAGCCCCTGCATTGTATGCTCCGGGTAATCAGCACCCAACAATCTGTGAGCAACCATGAACGGTGTAGTGGACAGAAACTTGGCAACATAATCCACGGGGGAAACAGGGGGCGGTGTGACATTATTCACACGAACCCCCACACGTGCATCACCCCCGGGTTGCCGCAACATGAGCCGAACCGGCTTATCGCCCCCAGCTTGGCGTAACATAAAATCATGCATGGCAAACCACCTGTACACCAATGCCATTAGCTTGCTGACTATTAGGGTATGTGACATTAAACACACCCTCGCCCTTGGCAACAAACACGGTTTGATAATTAGCATCCTGCCCCTGATATGCTACACGCTCCCAACCCGGGGCAAGTGTCAACTGGTCAACAGTTTCAGTTGCGCTAGTGCGCTCGAAAGCCACGCCGAGTACAAGATCATCCGCCAAATATTCAACCTTGGGGGCTTCAATCTTGGTGGAATTTTCGGCCTTGTTGTTGCGTGGCCAAACCTCACCAACGGTAACGTTTGTGACATTACGCACAGCCAACGCCACTATACCATATTCAGCCTCGGCATTAGCGGTGATCGTCAAATCGTTACTATAATCACCAACCCACACCCAAGACCGTTGCGTACCAGCCCAGTAAGCCGACACAGGTGCAGTGAATCCCTCCGGCCCATTTATTACCAAATCGGATACGCCCTTGGTGTTTGTGAAAATAATCACCTTATCGCCAACAGTGGCACCTGGTAAATCAAGCGTAACATTCGTAGTGTTAACGCTACGTGTGAACGTGGACACAATCTCGGGCTTAGCCGGGGCGACAATTGCATAAATAGTACCGACAGGCAAACTAGTCGCCTCGGCCTCGCTACTAACGATTGTGATATTAGGCACAGCCTGCGGTGTTTCACACGAAACACGACGGCACCAATTAGTCTGAAGATCAACCAGCCACTTTTCCGGCAGGTTATCCCACGGATTATTATCCGGCGATTCAGAACCGATAACGCCACTGAATTTATCCGTGGTCAAATACACATGTGCCACATTGGATTTCGACGCCTTGTCAAGCACTTGCTTGGCTTGCGCCTCGTCTGTGACATTGTGCACAGCGTGCCAGAACCGATATGACGGCTGGTCCTTATACCAATCAGGTGTGATATTACTCTCACCTGAAAGATAGTTTTCCGGGGACTGCTCAAACGTCATCAGAACATCTGCGCACTCAAGCATGTCAGCGGTGGTTGGCGAACCCGGGTTCATGACCACGAGGAAATCAGCACCGAACTGTGATTTAGCCCACGCCCCCAACTCCTTATAGATAGTCACCTGGGATTTAGCTGGTTCGGCCCAGCCATTAGGCGCCTCGTCGAAAAATACCCCCGTGATAGTGTCACCGTAGAACTCTTTATATTTCAGCAGCTCCGCTTTAATATCCTCAACAGGTCGCATAGTGCGAGTGCCCAAATCTGTGACGGTTCTCACATAAGCACAAACAGGGCGCCCCAGTGACGTTATTCTTTTCGTCAACGTGACGAAATCAGGTTCCACATTATTACCCACACCACTATGCGGATTAATCAAAATAAACGGTATCAAATCGATGTTATCGAAAACGATATTCCAATTACTATTAGTATTCCAATGAAAATCAGCCCACCAATAAGTAACAGGCGCTAAATACCGCTTAGCGGGATCAAACCACTTCTCCAACGCTGTGACATTTTTCACATCAGGCTTAGGCAAATCAGCCACGGCCAAAGTCACGGCATCATCAATAGCTGACTGTAAACCAATAACATCACTGGCCTTAACCGGTTTCGACTCAGGTGTGATCTTCGCCACCTCATCACGAACGCGATCGGGCAAACTTGATGCAAGAGAATCAATCATGCTATGGGCATCGGCGACACCCTTTTCTGTACGATTCAAATTAATTGCACTCAATGGGGTTGAAGGGTCCCCATCCCTATATTGAAAAGCAGTATAAGCCAAAACTACCCCTCCCTAAAATATGCCGGGGATCACATTGACCCCCGGTAAAAGTAGCCTACTAGGGAGGGTTACAGGGGGTTTACCACAATATCGGTAGAATCGCCACCTGTTAGGCCGCTACCATCGGCAGTGACACGGCTAGCGCCAGTGAGCTTCACCACAAGACCAGCGGAAACACTGCCAGTAACGGTGACATTTGTCACACCGTCGAGTTTCTCAATCTCGCCCTTGAGGGTGCTTGCGGTCACATCGTGGGCCAGATTACTGATAGCTGGCTTATCACCAACTGTCAAGGACCACGTGCCACCACTGACATTAGCTGGGAAAATAAGGCGAACATTCGCGCTAGCGGCACCAGCGGCATCCTCAATGAAGCGGATAATGTCCTCGCCAAGCTTGCGCTCAGCCTGTACGCCCTCAAGGATCAGCTCGTCAAAAACGTCCTTATTTTGACCGGACTGGAAGTCAAAACTAACCTCGCGGCCAGTAACTTCCTGGCCGAAGCCAATATTTTCCATAGTAGCAATAGCGCGCTCGCGGCTAGCGGTGATCTTCATCTTGCCATCCTGCTGACGTTGCACCATAGCCACAAACGGGCGAGCTACAACCTCATCATGGTACAGGATAGTACCACCATCAACCCGCTTAGAGGGGGTTACCCCCTCCGAGCGTGAGGGCCACGCGATACGCCGGGTCGCGTAGTTATCCTCAAGGGTTTCCGCAGTAGCGGTCAATTCACCCGGTCGGGTATCAACCGCGACCACACCGAAACCCCAGCCAGAGGTCTTATTCTTCTCAATGGTCCGGTTCAATGCCACCTGGGAACCGTCGTTCAAAATGCCCAGCGTATACCAGTCATCATTGAAGCTACCGTCCTTGCCGACCTTTGGATCATCAGCGAAAGAAACCAGAACCTCACCATCGACAACCGGCGAAATGTTACTTGGGTCACGTAAAGTTGCCATACTATCGTGTCTCCTTACTAGTAGTAATCTTGTATAAGGTAGACGCGACAGCGCCCCCCTTTTTAGAATCATTGTGCACAATCAACCCCCCCGCTGGTTGCACACCAAAAAACCACCCAATAATCGACGGGTTTAACATGACCCCATCAATAATGGATAACAATTTACGGGCACGAACTTTATCGGCAGCATGCACAGATATGCGCACAAGCTCCCGCCCGTACCCCACACCCCCGCTCTCACCATCACCCACCACAGTAATGCATGGTGGTTGACGTCGAGGGTCAAACTTATCAGGCAACGAGTCTCTTACCTCAAGCCTGCCCTGTAAAGCAACCCGAAGCCGCTCACGAACTAACTGGGGGTGGTCATTCAATAGCCAAATACTAGACAAAAACACCACCCCCTAAATCGGGTACCTATTCAAATCAAGTCCAGACGATGTAGCAGCACGCGACAAAACACCACGCTTTGACTGTAGGAGCAGCCCCTTAGGGTGCATGATAGTTACCATGCAATAAGGGCGCCCACCTTTGGTAACGCCCTCCACGATATCCACATCGATATCGTCCCCTACCGACTCCTGAACCTTGTCCCTGACCTCTTTAGCAGAATCACGCAGCAGCGGCAAGGTGTCAACATCTAGCAGCCGGTCAATCATTTTCTTATCAAGCTGGAGGGATACCCCCTTTTTAGCCATCTACTTCCCCCCGTTCAACAAGGATCTGGGTACGCGGCCTATGCGCCGGGTGGGCTGGCTTACGCCTACCATACGCCCAATTGAAAGGCAACTCCACCACAGTCCAATACTCCCCCCGAATAATTAGCCGGTCACCGGGATTCACCGAAATATTAGCAGGGGCATACACGTCAAGCTTTTTTGATAGGACAACCGCGTCAGTCTCAACGCTAGTGGAAGAGCCAGCCGGTAACACATCGCAAAAATACTCCACACTACCAGAACCCGGAACAAGATTCCCGTCCTCATCGTACATATCTTCTGTGATGAAAGTCACTTTCTCCATGACGGCACCTCCGGCCACAATACACCACTATCGGGAAAATTCCCCCGGGGCAACCCAGAATATAGTCCGAGCTGCGCCTTAAGCTCGTCGGTTAAAAGGGCGCTAGCCCACCCGGTTTGTTCACCAGTGGCAAAAGTCCAAGAATCACTAATACCCCCCGTGCTTGACGAAACAGCACGCAAGCCCTTACGGCCAATAGCCGTGACAAAAGACACAACCATTTCATAAACAACCCGCTTAGCCGCCTTAGCAAGCATGGGGTCATTTTCAACACTGTGACTAAAATCACGACCATGACGCCAAAACTCAAGCTCGATCAACTCAATAGCATCAGCTATCAAAACTTCAAGCTTACCAACCTCAATGGGGGTACCCAAATCAGGCAGGCGCGCCGCAACATCAGCAGCATCAACAGTGAATGGCATGACTACCCCCTTATATGGTTAGCGGTTTTCGAACTGGTCAACAGCGAGAATGATTTGGGCCTTAGTTGCCAGTCCCTCAATATTTACACCGATTGACTTGGCGTAGGCCTTCCAAACTTGGATATCGCGGTTACGGCCAGGCCGTCGGCTATTTGACTTGACGGTAGGCTCAACCTCTTCCGGTTCATCGTCGCTGGCTTGATCGTCCTGATCGCCCTGATTATCCTCCGGTTCATCTACCATAGTGCCGCCAGGTTCGTCAAGTGGTTGCGCGATAGGCTTATAGTCAGTGTCGGAAACGATGCCAGCGCGAATCAGCCAATCGCGTTCACGGTCACTACTGGGGGTAACCGCATCCCCCTTCAGGTGCTTAATTCGGCGTGTTTCAGTCTCCTGAAACCAGCAGTCGACAGCGAGAATCAGGGACATGGCATTACCCCGCTAAACCGGTCAACTTGACAACCGCCTTAGGGTTGTCAATGCCAATAATGCGCTTACGGAAAAGGTCCATACGCCACGACATATTAGCTCCACCATGTGAAGCGTTACCATGCTCTGAATATAATTCAGACACGGTCAGCGGGTAAGTGTCGGAAACGAAACCAGCAACACCAGACTGCAAAACGTAACATTCATTATCGTCAAGCAGCGCAGAAGTGACCACCCGCAAGCCGCCAACCTCCATTGGCTTAACCCCCCGATATAGGGGATTCTCCGAAGCAAGATCACCCCGGAAGAACTGTTGATAATCGGCGTTCATGAGCAGCAGCTCAAGGCCCGCGTTACCAATCAGCAAAGTGTCTGGTTCGTAGCCGAAAGTATCGCCCTTCTTGCTATTCTCTGGGGCGGCAAGTGAAATGCGATTCTTAGCCGAGCGGATATCCCGCACAGGCTTAGCGTCATTCTCTTCCCAACTCTTAGTGACCGCCAGAGTTGGAACATTTGCTTTACGGAAAGCCTCAAGGGTAGATAGTACGGAATTGCGCACCATCGTATTCTGGGCAGCAGTAGTTCGCAACGACAGCTGGTCGATCTTATTTTCACGAACCATCTCATAAGAAATGCGGATGCCTGTGGCAACCTTAGCCCCCACCAGCGTCTTCACTTCGCCAAGCTCCACGCCAGAGACCGGGATTTCTGCAAACTCCGCGACCTCTTCCGCATCATCATTCAAATAATTTGATGCAAGCTCGCGGTAAGCTACCGCGCCATCATTCGGGCCAGCGTTGCGGAAAATGTACTCTTCAACGAAAGCTCCATCAAGGTTCTTGATAACGGTGTCCTGCAGCCACTTAGGGTCTTTTAGGACATCCTGCACGGCCATAGACTCAGTGCCATAAGCCGACGTAACTAAACCATTCATACATTACCCCCTTATTTAGGTACTATGGTCAATATCGGCTATCACACTAAAACAGCCGGGTGGAACAGGTGGACACGGACAAGCTTGCCGGATTCTGGCCGGTCAACAAGACCAACAGCGATAGTGCCAGTGGTAGCGACCTTGCCATCATTAGCGGCATACACCTTCGCACCATCCTTAAAATCAGTGCCATCAGTTTCCAACTTGACAACACACTGCGAAGTATGTACACGAATTTTAGGCCGTGGACCAATAGTGTTGGCCGGTAAGCTTCCTTCCGGCACCCCCTTTTCGGTCACCGCGCCAAAAGGAAAAGAATTGCCATCATTGTGCACAATCTTTCCATCGGCAATCTTCACAAGCCGAAACGGCTCAATAACAGAACCAACCTCGCGAGTCAAATTGCCAGTAGCAAAAGTTGGATTACTCATATTACCCCCTCATAGGATTAAACAGTGGGCTTCTGGAAAAGCCCTGCTAGATTAGCTGATTTAGATAGGCTTACCCCCACTGCGGTATCTTCACCAATGGCGTGCCCTACCTCTTTTCGGGGGATAGTATTAACCGGGTTACTGCCAAAAGTACTGCGAGCAAGATCAGGGTCAGCGTGCATCAGCTTCAATGCTTTCTGTCGCACAGCTGCCGAAATGCGCCCCTCCTTAACCCAGTTGTCAACCTCGCTGGTACGGGCCTCAGCTTCAGCTTTTTCCTTCAGCTCCCAGCCGCACTTGGCGGCGGCCTGTAGCTCATCGAAGGTCTGCTTGTCAATTGTCACCATTTCAGTATCGGGTTCATCTTCGGTAACTTCTTGATGCTCGTCTTCGTCTACACCTTCATCAGTATCCAAATCGGCGTCTAGCTGTTCGCTAGACGCGTTTTCGTCAACATCTGGCACATCGGTAGCCTCAACAGCTTCCGTTTCGCCAACGGTATCATCTGGTGCCGAATTAGACACGTTGTGAATTACGCCACTCTCTACAAGGGCAGTAACAACACTCTTGCTAATGGCCTCAATCAAACCCTGATCTACACCCATAAGTGGGGCCTCCTTCTTAATCAATTGCGCACAAGGCGCACCCCGGCGCCCCTTAAACTTATTATAAACCTTCGACTTCGAAACATTAGACACGCGACCATCAACAATACGATCGGCCAAACCAGCAGCTAAAGCCTCGTCAGCATTAAACCACGTCTCTTCGCGCATGGCATTACGCCACAATTCAACATCCGTACCGGTCTTACCTGCATAAACAGCCGCTATATCATTACTGACAGACTCCAGCAACTCGGCTTGTTTAATAAGCTCGCTAGCGGAACCATCAGCCCAGGTCATAGCATCGTGAATCATTAGCTGTGAACCAGGGCGCATGATAAGCTCATCACACCCACCCACAGCAACAACGCTAGCGGCACTAGCAGCGATACCCTCAACGATACCTGTAACATGCGCGGGATGCTCACGCAAAGCGTGCATAATAGCGATACCCGCGAAAGCGTCACCACCATTCGAATTGAAGCGAACAGTAATATTGCCGCTTGTGATATTTCTCACATCTTCAATGATGTCAGCAGGGTCCAAACCCCACCCAAGGTCACCGTGAAAAAGAATCTCTGCCGAATTGGAACTATTCTTCACTTGAAACATTATTTTCACTACCCCCATTTGGATCACGAATTGTAACCGGTTCCTTACCGGTATGCTCAATATGGCCCAACCCGGCGGCCTGCAATGACGATTCGGGGGTAAAACCAGCGCGGATAAGCGTAGCTGCAACCTCCGTACGAACTTTGAGTTCCGAAGCCTCTTCAAGGCCCTTATTGGTATTATCCACCTTAGGTCCCCCCCCGTTTTCGGTAGGCTCAAAAGGCCGCTTAGCTGGATAAGAGTAGCGTCTACGAACCTCCTCTTCAAGGTCCCTATCAGGCAAAATGATACCAGCAGTAACCAGTGATGCTAGCGCCTCGGCAGCTAATTCTTTCTTTGATGCGATAGGGTCAAAAACGATACGCGGGCAGGTGCCACCATAATCGGGAAAAGCAACATCGCATAAATCTTCCACAATATGCTGCGTAGCGGTGTCCGCAATCCATTCACCCAACGTTTGCAGTGATTGGATAAACAAATCGGATTGAGTTTCAGCGAGCGCATAAGAACCGCCCTTACCCTCAAGATTCAAAAAGTGAGCAAGAACACTCTTAGCCATCATAGAATCATGATAAACAATCGCCTCACGGGGGGAAGTAAGCTGACCACTTACCCCCTTCAGATCAAGTGAAGCACCATCAGGAATCGCCGCCCCCGCATTCTTATCCGACCGCAAAGCCTCAACAATCGCCTGCCCAGACGCCAAATCCGCATTAGGGTCCTTAGCGAAAGGCGAACCAGTATACACGGGCACACCAAGGCTATTCCTGTCAATTGCAATCACTTCATTATTCAGTAAACGATCACGCAAAACCCAATGTTTATATGCTGCGCGCAGCAAACTAGTGCCCTGCCAAGAGGAATCCCACGGGTCATGAATATATGCAACAAGCCTATCAACCGGGATCACAGGATGGTCAACCATACCCGGCGCGCCCACCTGCTCGATAGACTCAAGCCCACCGTCAAGGTCAACATTAATTTTTGTCAAGGTAGTAGGGAACCGGGGGGCAAGCTTATGCAAATGCTCGCGCCCATCTTCCCTCACCTCATACACCTGCTCAAAAAACATATGCCCATACACCAGTGCCATTAGCACATAATGCAAATGCTGCGACCACGACACGCGGCCACGTGAACGCGCAACAGAATGCGAATACCCATCCTCCCCCAAAATGGGTAGACGAAGATCACCCGCCACATGGCGAACCACCTCATCGTCAGCACCATTAGGGTCGATGCGCCACACTGCGCGCTCAATCGGCAAGCGAACGGCTTTGAGCACAGCAATGATTTGCGAGTCTTGGCGGCCCATTTTGGTGAAAGTTTGCGCCGATTGCGGGAAACGTAAAAGCCGGTTGTCCTCTTCGGGGATGAACCCGTAGGCCGGTCTAGCGTGGCCAATCTCACGACTAGCCGATTTGCTAGCATTAGATACCATAGGCACCCCCTCCATTATCATTGCCCGCAACCAAAATCGGCGCAGGTGCGAAAGATTTCTTACTATAATTGCTCGGCAGCTTCATAGGGATCTCATACTCACGTAAAAGCCACACAGCGAAAGTTGCAGCAACCAAAGGTGTTATATCCCCCACCTTTTTCGTCAAAGCCTTCCCCCTGGCAGTATCCCTGAACTGTGCTGATTTTAACGCCTTGACAAAACGCTCATTACCATCATGGGTGATAAGACCATCTTTCCACAGTTGGAAAAAAAGTTCACAAGCTGCGGAAACGCGACTAATGCGCATAAGTACTGGGTCAATCTCGCGTGATTTTAAATCACTCTCCAACACTCCAGCAACCCCATCAGGGTCAAGCCCGACAGCCACAGGGTCATTCGCCCTAACCGCAGCATCTACGCGATCAACCACAGCCTTACGGTCAAAAGTATCATTCTCGCCAATCATTAAATGATATACACCCCCAGCTGTGCGAGTTGCAGAAACCAAGGCCACAGCATCACCAGTTGGCGAAGCATCAATACCCACCGCCGAATCACCCACAACACGGGGTGACGGATCAAACTTTTTAGCCCAATCATCAATATTGATAATCGGTTCAACCTCAGCGGTTTCCAACACGGGCCAATCTCCACGGCCCAACGCCTCAACATCAAAAGCTTTCTGACCAGCAAGGGTATTCATGCTATTCATGGTCTTCATAAGCTTATCCCGAGTCTGAATAATCCCATACGACGGGTTAGCATACTCCCACGTGGATTCCAAATCACGCGGCATGCCCTTAGGCGCCATCCACTCAGCGAAAAACAAACCCTCACTACCCGCCATACCACGCTCACGCACACCAGTCAACACCTGGCCGAACTGATGCACATCGGAATTAACCGCCGAAGAAGTGTAGATAGTTTGCGGGTCAGGTGAGGCCATCTGAGTAAAGACAATAGCCGAAACCTCGGCCTCGGTCAGGTTATAGGCCTCATCGAAAATGAGCGTATCGACCTGGTCCAAACCGCGACCGGTATCGGCTGACCGTGTGGAAAACACGACCATCCCACCCGTGTCAAGCTCAATCGTCCCACGCCCCTGTGAACAAGTATAACGGACAACACGATTCATTAACGATCGGCGAGCCTTCACGATAGCGAAACAACGCTTATAAATACTCTCCGCAGTTTTCCACTGTTGCGCGGTGAAAATCACATTCTCATGCAAAACGAAAATCTTATACAAGATAATGATTTCCAAAATCCAGGACTTACCATTCTGCCGAGGAACAATCATACACCCATCAGAGTGCACCCAACGACCATC